CTATTTTGTCGGGCTGATCACCTTGTCTTTTCGGATGTAACGTTTTGTCATCCGCAAAGACGTATGACCGAGTTGTTTTCTGGCTTCATCATCGCCCGCAGATAATGATTTATCTGTACCCGCTTTGGCTCGCAAGTCGCGGAATTGGAATTGTTCAAGTTCATTTCTCAACTCCGGATAAAGCGCAATAGCTTTCCTCTTTACGTCCAAAAAGTTATTTGTCACCAATGCACGGGTCATTGGATTGCCCCAAGTATTAAGGAAAAGATAGCCTTCCTTATCTTGTAACCGCCGCTCAACAATTTCTTGTAGCTGCCCGATTATTGCGATGCGTAGTTTCGCACCAGTCTTTTGTTGCGTGATATGTAAAATTCCGTCATAGATATGGCTGCGGTGGATTTTGACAATATCTACTGGGCGTTGACCGGTCAGATAGGCTATATCCATTAGGTCTTTCATGTCTTGGTCGCAGAGTTCGTAAACCTTTTGATAAACGTGATCTTCGACGTAAACATCACGCGGTTTCACTTTATGCTTTGCGATACCGTCGCTAGGGCAGGGGAGCTTTGTATATCCCCATTCGCGCGCCATTGCCCAAATGTGGTGAAATAGAGTAACTTCTCTATTTGCCGAACTTGGTTTATCTTTCCGCCAAGTCAAATACTCCCGAATATGTTTTGGCTCAATTTGCTCTAAGGTCGGATTGTCGAAAAATTTCTTTAAAAATCCGATTGAGTGCTTATTCCCTATAATTGTTGTTTCCGCCTTGTTTGGCACAATCTCGTCCATATATCTCGCCACCACCGCATGAAATGTGATAATTTCATTCGGCAAGGAACGATCTAAATTTAACTTAGCGGCTTCCAAGATTGCTTGATGTTTGTTCGTGCCAAGAGATTTTTCGGATTTGTCGGCGAGCGTGTAGAAATAATAGGTTATGACTTTCCCGCTGGCGCGTTTTCTCCGGCGGCAAACTAAGTTTTGTGGCAATCCTTGGTTTTCATAGTTTCGTGGTCGTCCCATGATTTCCCCCCTATGCGTAAAGAACTTTTGGACTCCAAGTTTCTTTTTCTGCGCCAGCTTTGTTTGATTTCGTTTTAGTATTAGCATAGTCACGGCGAACGACAGGATAGCCGGCGGCATTTAAAGTAAACTTGATCCCCTGCGCGTTTAGCTGCTTAATAATTCGCGATTTCTGTTTGCATCCCGTCAGAAATTCAATTTCAGGACGGGATAAAAATTCGTCATAGACATTGATTTCCATTTTGTGTTTCCCTTAAATCAACGCGATCTAACAATATCCGGCACTTCAATAACAATAATTTGGTTATCATCCACGCCTTTGTATTTCTTCCAATAATGGACGATTTCTAACGCTTGCCCTCTCGTTACGCCTTTATCAGATTCGCTTATTACGTCCCATTCACGGTGAAACCGGCACTCAAGGACAATGTATTTCCGCCCGTCAATAATTTCAGGTGTTGTATTAAAAAAACATTCTTCGCTCCTCTCTGAATTAGCCAAATTTTTACCTGGAAGAAGAACACATCCTCTCGCAATCTCATGTTGCTATATCGTTTGAAATGATAGATCAGATAAAACGCAGTTAAATTGAATATTGCCGACCAAAATAAAAAATCGTTCATAGTGACCCTTAAAATAAAAAACGCTCACTGGGAGCGTTGTTGTTTTTGTTTAAAAATTCTTTCGCACTTTTATATATATCCAATATTAGTGGAATGGGAATGTTAGACCTTTCGTTGTAGCTTTTAGAAAATGTGGCCCAATCTTTACTTGGTTTCGTTTTCTCGGACTTTAGATTGAGATTGATATTACTCTTAAATCTAGTCGGCTTATTTAACGGATAACCGTAGTTGTTATAAAAAGTTAAGTTATCAAACGGAATATTAAAGTTCAAAATATCTTTGATATAGTGCCATATCCGGCTTGCGCTCGGATTTTCTATTACATAGATTTGAGGCTCATATCTCTTGATAATTTCGATCGTGTTATAAATACACAATTCACCATTTATCCGATTCAAAAACGAACGCTCGTACTTGAACTGGACGTGTGGTAAATCGTAATCAACACTGTTCCGAATCGTAAATTTGGATAACTCTCTATTGATCGCGCCGGTTTCTTGCTTCCAACTTGCGTTGCCCCCCCACATAGCACTTGCGACCGACCAACTTTCGCACGGTGGACTAGCAATAATTAAATCGGGACTAGGCAATTTATCAAGAGTATCAAACAGAGTGTTATCCCCGAACATACGCGAATAGTCGGCAAGATTTAGATTGATAAAGTGGTAATTCTTATTCTCAATATCCATGCCTATCGGGTAAATTTCAATATCCGAGTATTCTTTCGCTGCTTGCGTATAACATCCATTGCCACTATCGAATAACGCCCAAACAATCATACTTTCTCCATAAAAACAAAACCGCACAAAAGTGCGGTAAAATTGATTTCGGGAAATTTCCAGAGATTTCCAGTAATTTCCCGAATTTTAGTTATCAACTTTTATTTGATAGCTGGCGGATGTGGAATTGGTCGCCAGTGAGTAACCTGTGGCAAGTCAAAACCATAGGTAGAGCCAACAAAACAAAAGCCGTCGTTGCATTTGCCGTCATCAAGCCAAGCTATGTCGAATTGTTTTCGGTCGCCAATATTCAGCGTTGGCACGAAGATAAGAACATCTTCGCCAACAGGTGGAAGTCTGTCTTCAATCCTGGTCCAGCCGTTGTTTTCGTTACTCATACTTTCACCTACGCGTAAGACGTTAAAAGTAATTCAGGTTCACCGCGAAAGAATTTCACAGCTAGGTCTTTCAGTGACATTTGATAAATTCTTCCATTTTCGTCATCTCGGACATCTCTTGGTTTAGTGATCTCGTCATCAACCAATCTGCCATAAAGACCTTGTTTAATAATATCTTCGTCAATGCCGTCACGAAATTGAGCGTTTACAATATGTTCGAGAGAATAACCGCAATAAATTTCGGTTTGTTCTTCGATCCAATAGAACTTGAGCTGGTTTACCGCTTGATCAATTACGGCATCAAGCCCGACCCGAATATTATCGTGATAAAAACAATCATCTAAGATTAATCCGCCGCCAAGGGTAATTTCAAATCCCTTTTCCAGTCCGTCTTGTACGATATATGGACGACGGTTTTGGATAAAATCAAGTCTTGATCTGTCTTTTAGCAAGTCTTCGTATTCTACTTTGCTGATTGTTACTGTTTCAGTCATTTTATTCACCCCGTGATTTGTCTTTATATTGCATATCCGCTGGGAGATTGATTACATTTAACAGCGAACCTTGTTCATTTGCGTCTCTGTGTGCAATCAGCCATTCTTTAAAATCTGACAGTTCCGGCTCGCAATTACCGACTATCTTGTTTACATCATCCCTGTGTGTAACCGATTCGATCATTCGATCTCTTAATTCGCTATCAAACAACGCCCAATGCGCTTTCGTAAACATGACTAATTTAGGCGGTGTGTGATAGCCAATCGTATTATCGAAATAGTCGTAAAACATCTGCCGAAACATCGATACTGGAATATTTATATTCAGTTTTACTTCGTTCATAACAACTTCCTTTCTGGAAAAAGACCGCACTTTAAATCAAAGTGCGGTCTTATTTATTTAGTCTAATACGCCCTCGTAGAAATCTACGTCGGTAATATTGGCTTTCAATTTTTCCAATGTTGTATTAAACGCGTCTTCAACCACTTTTTCCGGATTGATTAATTCGTACCACAAGAATAGCGAACCGTCCTTAATACGATAACGAATGCGCGCTTTTACTTGGTAGTAATCGCCGTTATGGAATGGTTGGATGCCCAACACAATTTCTTCTGGTAGTTTTGCGTTGCCACCACCAGTTTTTTCGTCTGTGTAGGTAAATGACATAGTACCGTCTTGTAAGCGTTTAACCGATTTAAATTCAGATTTTCGGGTTTCTTCGAAGGCGAGCACCATTGCCAACAATTCGGCACCGTTTACGATATTGCCGTCAGTTGCGATGCAATGAATGTTGTTTTCCAAAAATGCACCAAATTCAACTTGGCTCATTGCCTGTTTGTCTTTATGCGCCCATTCTTTCCAATCTTTTGAGTAAGGACAATTGTAGGTTGCGGTATGGTCACCCCAACGTGGATTAGCTGGGTCTGCGTGGTAGTCGAAAACTGCGGTAATTTCCAATTCATCTAAGTCGGCAAAAATAGCGGTGCCGGCCACCTTGAATTTGTTGGAGTAATCAATTAAGGACTGTTCGGTTCTTAAGTTCAGATTTTGACGCAAACGGTTCGGTGCAGGCTGTAATTTTTCCAACGATTCGACGCTGAACTCGTTATTTAAAATAACGGCTTTATAGCCATCTTCAACAGGCAGTCCATTGATCGCAAGTTTGGCAATATCGTTTACGGTTGTTTTTTCCATTTGTTTTTCCTCTTATGGAGTTAATAAAAAAAGCCTGTCGTGTGATAGGCTGGTGATTAAGATTTACGATTAAGCTGCGGCGGAGCTGTTAACGATTTTCAGACAGCTTGCCGGTTTATCTTCGACGGTTTTCAAATCCATTTTAAGTTGGCTTGGGTCATCGAAAAGCACGTCACCGTCAGCCGTTGAGAACACAATGCTTTCTTCGCGATCCAATTCAGGGATTTTTGAATTAACCATTGGTGTGATTTTGATTTGGTTTTCGGTGCGCGTATTAAGCATGGATACTTTCAGGCTTAATGTTAGCGTCCCTTGTTTTCGAGTTTCGCGGACCGCCTTAATTACTTCCGCGAGTGTAGAAGTTAATTCTGCGTTTAATTCGCCGCGATTAAGTTGAGATAATGTTTTATCAAAGTTAGTTTTGCTCATGCGAGCCTCCTGTTATTTAAGTGTTGTTTGTAAATAAAAGAAAACCCGCCTTGTTAGCGGGTTTGGTAGTTATTCTTTATTAAGAATAATATTTTATTTTTTCATATTCCTGAAAATCCATTCCAGTTATAGCCTCAATGGTTCTTATAGCTTCATCTTTTGTTTTGTAATAAGCCCCAAATTTATATTTTTGTTCAGATACATTTCTTGCCGCGACTTTTAGCACTTGAAATCCGTGATAAGCAGACGGCTGATCTATTCTGTAAACCCATTTCAAATTTATGGTTTCATTTACGTTGTAAATAGGGCGCATGGGTTTTGTGTAATCAACTTCATTAACCTGGGAAATATCAGGTACTGGTTGCCATTTATCAAGCTTGGGACACGCATAAGTTCGCCACCACACTGTTCCGTCATCACACAATGCGTAAAGTGTATGACCTAAATCGCACTGTAAATCTTGTCCTGTAACGATTTGAATAATTTTTCTCATATTCATTCCTTATACGCTTTCAGCGTTTTAACAAATTGCGGGATATGTTCGTCAAAGGCTTTCATTAATTTTTCATCGCGCGCGGCGGTGAACAGATAAAGCGTTTGTTTTTGATATTCTGGGCAGTAACTTACAAAGTCCCAAGTTTCGTAGCCCGTTACCCATAAATTCGCCTGCACCTGTATCACGTACTCAGCCGGCACGCCACCCTCAAGCAAATAGCGGATATGAGTACTCATTTTCGGGCATTTGATTTCAAGCCCTTTTTTGAGCGACGGAATTAATCCGTCGGGACTAACCATAACTTCGCGGTCTTCATTGAGATACACGCCACCGACCTGTATAACGTCATTGCCGGTTAAAAACTCGTAAGCGGCGCGCGCCTGCGGTTCTAACTGATTGCCGTGCTCCATAAAGCCGGATTTAAACGTATCGCCACCGCCTAAAATGCTTTCTTCGATCAGCTCAGCCATATATTTAATATAACTTGCCGATTTCTTGCCGGTAGCGGTGACGATATTTTCAAAACCAGTCGCGGTCGGAATGCCTAACCTTGCAGCCAGCCATTCTTCCGAGCCTTGTTCGCAATCTAGGGTTATTAATCCGTCGATCATAGCGGGATATTATCTCCAAGATTTTCATCATTGTTTTGGGCGGCGCTTTCCCGCGCGTCCAGTTTGCGATTTAATTTACCGATAAAATCGACCGCACTTTGTGTTGATAGTCTTTCGATGCTATCCGCACCGTAATAAGCGAGAGCTTTCTCAACGTCCTGACCGGTAACTTCGATCAGTTGTTGTAGAGTTTGTAACTGCTCGGCAGTAATAAATTCTATGGGTTTAACATCAATTACGTTTTGTTTCGGCGTTACGTTAATTGGCTCTTTTTGCGCTTCGGCAATGCGATCGGCTTCGTCTTGGTCATAAATACCGGTAAAACCGAAAGCAAGACGCGCGCACTGGATCATTGCTTTGTGGCGGAGCATACGTTTAGGGTGAGTTTTCCACGGTCCCATATCGCGGTAACATTCGCTCATATATTCAGTGACCGAAATCGGCTTGGAGCGGTCTTTGCGGTAGATGCGACAAGTGCATTTTTCATCGTCGAGGTCGAACTCGATTCCGTCGAATTGCGGATTTTCGTTTAAAATCCGCGCCCAACCGTCCACACCAACAATCGGCACAATACCGTTGCTTTTATCGGGGAAAGCGTAGATTTCTTTCGTCCAAGGATTTAATCCGTATTGATTGGCAACAATTAAAAGTGCGGTCATTTGGCTGTCGTTTACAGTGCCTTTGAATGCCGTATTTTTTAACGTGGTCATCAGATCTGAACCGTCGGCAATTTCAAATCGGTTAGCTAATTTTTGCGAAAGTGCTTGTAATGTTGTTGCCATTTTTATTTATCCTTTAAGTGGTTTTAGTGTTACTTCGTATTTGTCGCCGTACACGGCTTTAACTTCGCGCGCGATAGTTACTGCGTCAGCTTGCGGCATCGGCGGTAATGAAATTTGGATAACAAAGCCGTGATTTTCTACCGCACTTTGTGCCGGCGTCGCCGGTGGAGTTTGTTCTTCCATTTCCTGCGCGACCGCCGCCGCTTCCGCCTGTACTTTTGCCTGTTCTTCCGCTTCCAGCTTGGCTTTCTCGGCTACCGCTTCAGCTTTGCGTTGTTCTTCGCGTTGTTTTTCTTCTTCAATGCGTTGCGCCACGATTTCTTCTAAGTCTTCTTCGCCGGCGATCAGTTTTACCGCGTCACTAAACAGATATTCGTGCGAGATTGGGATAAGTTTTAGGCGTGATTGTAAGCGCGCGATTTCCGACATTAATTCAGCCAACACTAGCGCTTTTTCGGCGTTTACTGCTTTAGTCAATCCGTCGATAGTGCGCTTGTTTTTCGTTGCGTCATTAATTCGTTTTTTCAATGTGTCTTTTGGCATGGTAAATTCAAGTGCAAGCGAGATAGCACTTTCACCGCATGCCGAATTGCGCGTATCGAGGATTTCAATTATCGCCGCGTTCGCGATATTGTCCTTAATTGATGCCTCTTTTTCTTTCACCAACTTATCACGCGACAATCGCTCTTGACGAAAACGTTCTGCGATAGCTTCGGCTTGTGCGATTAGTTCGTTAATATCGCCTTGCTGTGCGTTTTTAATCGCTGCGCGGGTCTTATCTTCCAGCTCTTTGAGGATTTTTGCCTCTTCTTTCGCGCGCCCGAAATCTTCGTCCGTTTCAAAGGACTGTGTAAGCGTAGATAAAAACTGTTCTGCTTGTTTTTCAAAGTCGGTAATATTGGTTGAAAGCACACGGCTTTCGGTGGATAGAATCAGATCTAACATAGTAATTTCCTTTTTAGTCCTGGTCATAATCATTCATTCTTGCGTTTAATTCACGCTCTGCGATTTTCTTAATCGCCTCTTGTCTATAAGACTCATAACTTGCGCCGCTACCAATAGCAAGCCAGAAATTATCGTTATCACACAACATTTCCGTGAGTTCGTGATAATGCGTTTTGTCGCCTTGTTTTAAATCATTGTCAATTTCAGTGATAACTTCATTTAAAGCAATTTCATAGCCTGCTTGCCAATCCACTTCACGTTGGTTAGCCGAATCAATCTGGGAGTAATAATCAGCGTAAGGTTTCATTATTTACTCCAAGTGCGGTTAATTTCTGCTTGTTTTTGTTCTGTATAAGCTAAGGCCTCTTGTTTCGCTGGCTCTGTTAGATTTGGTTGATATTGTCCATGTTCGGCAATCCACTGTATGCGAGCTTGTTCACGCTCTAAGGCTGTTGGTTCGCTTGCAAAACAATAGGAGATTCCGCCAATCAAAAAGGCGATAAACATCGCACAAGTAATCTTTGCTAAAGGGCGTGTGATTTCTGCGAACACATCAGTAAATTTTTCCATTTTTTGTTTCCTTTTTAATCAATTTAGTGAATTTAGGGTGTAAAAATCCGCCACACGATTTTTCAAAAGTGCGGTCGGATTTTGTGGTGTTTTTAGAAGTCGATTTTGACTGCTTTTGGATTAAAGCCTCGCAAGTGTTTTAATACACGCCAGTTTGTCGTTTGGTCGATGTTAAAATCGCTTGTGATGCGGTTTAAGATTTGATTGGTAGAACGTAACACGCTTAAATATTCGTAAGCCTGTCCGTAGATTTGTCCGCTCATATTCGAGCCTAAAACGTTAAAGGCTCTCTCAATATGTTGGAATGTGCCGACACCACGTTTGAAAGCAAACCATAACCAAGCAAGCTGTTGAAGTTCATACTCGGTAAATTCAAAGGTGAATTTCTTTTCAGGCTCGGGTAGTGCAAGTTGTTGTGGTTGAAGTTGATATTTTCCTGTTTTGCGAATTTGCGGTAAAACTTCTGAAGTTATCCAACGTTTTACTTTTTTAGCTTGCTCTAATTTAGAACTCAAGACTAATGAATACATCCCGCTTTCATTCACGAAGAGAACTTGAGCACGTTTATTGATAGTATTCACGATCTCGCGTTTTGCTAGGTCGTCAGAATCAACGTGTTTTCTTAATGCGTCATGTGGATTTTTATATTGCAATAACTCTGCGAGTTGGGTTGCTCTAAAAAAGATCTCATTGTTTTCTACAATGGTTTGAACAGGAGTGTTTTCAAAATTGAAAATTGTAAGGTTTGACATTTTGTAATCCTCGAACTATTTGTTTAACAAGCCACTTTCGACAGTGGCGTCGGGAGGTTCGAAAACCCCGTTCAAGGAAAGGGCTGGACTTATTTCCCGAAGGTATTGTATTAGTCGCCCTCCCGACATAGTCAGGATTACGGATATAAAAAAATCGCCTTTTGGCGATCAGTTGAACTATCCGCCTTGAACATATTGAGGTTTCGACACCTTGAGGCGAATAGTAGTATAAGAAATTATGGTTGTCAAACAGATTATTCAGTCTTAAAAAAATCCCCTAGTGCCAAAGTGTGAAAGCAGCTAGGGGCTAACCAATCTAAAAGGAGATTTTTTTATTATGAAAAACGCTGTTCCCAGCTAGAGCCGCTCTCGTTGTCAATTATTCATTCAAGGAGATTGGACGATGCTTTCGCACGTTTGAAAGCGGCTTTAGATGGAGGCTCTTTCGGGATTTGAACCCATTGCGTTATTTTCCATAACGCTACCCGTGTTTTGTACCGTGCTGGTTTCCACAACCAGCGAAACAAAGAGCCATTTCAAAGCACACTTCTCTCTATCATTCGCAGAGGTTTCACAAGCCTCTGTGTCTCTGTACTTCAAATGTGCTTTAAAGTGGTGCCGCGGGAGAGATTCGAACTCAACTATCATCCGGTTATGAGCCGGTTGCTTTTACCTATTAAGCTACCGCGGCAGTTTACCGTCTCTCCGGTATGTCACGTTTCTTACGTCACGTTGACGTGCATAGTTTGTTTCATGCCGCCTTGTTAGCCTTCCTCTTGGAAGAGCATTACTGTCAGTCTCACTACGAGTCATCGGCTTGTCTAACATTGCAATAAAAGACTCTGTTCGGTTGCTTACGTTTAGCTATTCTCACCCATTGGCTTTGTTTGCACTTCCGTAAGCATTCACACCGCAATGTAAGGTTTTCTCCATCCGTTCATCGCTATTTACGATCCATCGGGATTGGCGTGTTATCACAACAAGACCATAAGTCACTTACTCCTAACTACTTATCGCTAATTAATCGGTGAGCTTTGTCATTCTCACTGCCGTCTTAACTGCGCTTAAGTGTTGGTCGATGTGTTTTTAATCGTATTGTTAAAGAGCGTTGCCTTTCGGCTTGGTTGTAAAACCTTTATTCAAGCCCTCACCACAAGGGCTTAGTAAAGATTCTTATTGTTTTGTTAGTTGTTCCGCTTTTACTGGGAACCAGTAACATTCGTTGTTTAAGTGGATAAATCTTTCTGTTTTCACATCCTTAACATCTTTGGCGAAACCGATGATTTTGTAAGGACCAAATTTAACTCCATTCTCATTTGTGTAAGTGACAAGCTCATCAACTACAAAATCACAACCGCTTGGAGCTTTATCGTTAATTCCTTTTTTAAAGTTTAGAATCTCAATCATTTTGTTCACCATGTGTATCTCGTTTTGATGGGTGTATAATATAAGAAATCTTATATGCAGTAAAGCGGTTTCTTATAGAATTTTATATAAATTTTATAAATATTCTTATATTTAATTGATTTTTAAAGAAAAGAATTTTGTTTGTTTGCTTGTTTTTTGAGCAAAAAGATGGCGAAACAGGGCTGCACTTTGAAAAAGTGCGGTAGAAAAGTGCGATGTTTTAAGTCTATTTAGATCTAAATCAGATCTATATAGATTTACATGAGTGGGCGTTTGGTGGTAGTAAGGTAAAAGAAAACCGCTACTAGAGCGGCTTGGTTATTTTAAGTAGTCCTTTTGTTGGATATACTTTGAAAATGATTCAATAATATGTTTGCAAATTTCTTCTACTTCATTGGTTCGCCTCTGCATATCCATATATGATTGTGATTTACCTACTTCATCTGGTGATACATTCCCATGTGCGATTTTATTTCTATTATCCACAATATCGCCTAGGCGTTGTCCAAGTGAAGGTGAGGGAAGTACATCTGATCGTATACCAAAAGTATTCCAAATGCTTTCTAATTGTAAATATCTGATATTTTTCCCATCGGTTGGGAGCTCTAAGTTTACACAGATATCTTCTGTAATATCTATGTTTTGACTGAGGTTACTCATAAATTCAAGCCTCCTGAGCCATTTTTTTTCCCTTCCAACATTATGTAATGCATCAAATTTACTATTCAAAAAACGACTAAATAGAGAATATTTGTAATCATCAAGTTTTAAATGTTGTTTTGTTATGATTTCATCGCATCTAGAAATAGATAAAGAAGTAGCATATTCAATACAACCATATAGCTGAACAAAAATTAAACCTTTCAACGTATCTAGTTGAGTTTCCCAAATAAATCCTGCATTTGGATGATGCAGTGTTTTCTGGTTTTTTCGTCTTTCTAACTTATGCACAACAAAAAGTAAGTTATTGATTTTATTAAACCTTTCCTCTATTTCTTGTAAAATATCACCAAAATCATTACTCATTTCAAGAATTGTTCCTTACTAAACTCAATTCGAGTACTAACTCTATTGGGGGTGTTAGTTGCTCCCGTAGTTGCATCAATAAATATAGGATCTTCAATCCAAGTGTAGAAATTTTCTAAGTTGATAGCCCCTTTTTCTTTTAATGCCAATGCCGCACCTACAGCAACTCCTTCATAAAAATTTACTCGGAAGGCACGCCCGCCTTTTCGATTGCTTGTTATTCCTTGAGGTAGTTTTGATAATGCAGAAAATGTTTTTTTAAAAATTCTTTCGTTTATGGTATATGCAAATTTTTCTGACGATTGTTGCATATATTCATTTAAGAATCCGATTACACTAGATTTAAAATTTTTATAGTTATTTAAAAACGCAAAAAATCGCAATACCGCTTCTTCTGTTGTTCCATCAGATAATTGCGTTTGATCAAATTTAATACAAGAGAGAAAATTATCGTCCTTTGCTAGTTTCTTGATAAAATCATTAAACTTACCTCGATAAACACAACTTCTAATTTCTTGAGGTGTCAATCTAATTCCACCAGTATTTAGCCGTTCAAATAGATCAAACCTTACCATTTTGTCACTTTTATCGCTTAAGGTTGTAACTTTTAGAGGCTTCAATATGAAATCAAGTTTGATTTGTGGAGGTAAATCATCGAATTTCTTTCCATTAAATAGAGAGAGTTTTTCTAAGTCCGACAGCTCCAAATTATGTTCAGTATCGATTCCTGATTTAAGCTTGGCTTCTTTGTTATTTAGAAAATGAATCATTGTTGTTATTCGTTGAACACCATCAATAACCTCCCAAGTCCCATTAGCATTGGTTGCCATAAATAGATTTGGAATAGGAATGCCTAAAAATAATGATTCGATAAGAGTTGATTGCCGTTTTGTATCCCATCTAAACTGCCGCTGATATTCTGGAGCAATATTAATAATGCCCTCTGCAACCATAGAAACGAGCTCTTTAACACTGAAATCGTAGTTATTAAAATCTACTTTTCGTTTTTGTTCGTTTAAATCTTCTACAAGCGTAGTAGTCCCTTTATTTGTCATATTATTTTCCTTTTTTATCTTCTGGCTTTGGTGGATATTACAAATAACTCCTATGCTCCACCGCTACAACAACACCGAGTACCAAAACACCTTACCAATCACAGATACTTCGTCGAGATCGGCTATTTCGTCGTCGTACTCGTCTGTGTTATAGCTACGGATTTTTATTTGATTGTTTGGCATATTGTAGAGCAGCTTGATCCGCAATAGCCCGCCGTGGTTAATGGCATAAATACTGCCGTCGCGAATTGTTTTATTGCCGGTATCGATGCCGACAGTCGCGCCGTTCGGAATAACCGGCTCCATTGAATTACCGTCCGCTACCACGCATACCGCATTTTCATACTGCACGCCTTGCCGTCTTAATGTGGCGCGCGAAAAGCGCAGTTTGAAGTTGTTGTAATCCATAATGTCATCAGCAAAACCATTTCCGGCAGCTAATCGGATTTCTTGGAAAAGCGGAACTTCTACCTCGTCATCGTTTAACGGAGTATTACGGTCCCACAGGTCAAATGAGCCTGTTTCGGCTACGTTTGATTCTATTTGGGGCTGTACCATGTCACCCGTGCCATTTAAGAGCCATTCCGGCGAAATTTTCAAAGCCTTGGCTATTTGTAAGCCATTTCTAGGGCTTTTTGTAACTCCGTTCAAAATATTACTGATCGTTACTTGTGATGTTCCGGCTAATGCAGCTAATTCAACTTGGTTTTTACCCATTTTATCCATTGCAAACTGCAATCTTTCAGCAAGTGTATTCATAAAACCCTCCTTAATCGCCCGATCCTATAAATAAACTTATATAAAATCAAATAAGGAATCCTTTACAAGTTATAATGAATCTTATATTCTATATAAGAATTTTAATTAAAGGTGAACTATGAAGAACGAGGCAATCGAAAAAGCAATTTCAATTTGCGGTTCTCAGGTAAAGCTAAGTCAAGAATGCGGAGTTTCTCAGGTTTCCGTCAGCTTTTGGCTTAATGGCGGCGGTATTAACGCTAAGTATATCCCGCGAATCGTTAAGGCTACAAAAGGCAAGGTGACTGAAAAGCAGATTTTACATTCCTTAGCAAATTTAACTGACAACTAATTTACTCATATTGGCGCAAAAGAAAACCATAAAAAAGGACGGGAAATTATGGCAATGAAACAAACCATCATCGAGATGATCGAGAAAATCCCAGGCGGCAAAAGTGCGGTGGCGGGATTTCTCGGATTTTCGGAGGCGGAATTAAACAATCGGCTTTATCAGACGAAAGGGCAACGCTTCAAGAATGAGGAGCTGATCGCACTGCAACTTGAGTATGGATGCACTGATTTTATCGAGGAGCTTTGCCGAAGTGCCGGCGGTCGTTTTGTGCCGGACGCAATAGCAAGCGAATTAGACGCAGTGGAAATCTCAACGTTACAGCTACATGAACTCTCCGCGCGCGGATTGTTGTTTGAGGCGTTAGAAAAAGCGTTAGCCGATGGTGAAATCACCACCGATGAAGAAGACGTGATCCGCAAATTATTAAACAAGCATTTAGCGGCGACACAACACTCAATCGAGTGCGTGATCTCGCTAAATAAACGGCAATAAAAAACCACGGCTGCAACCGTGGTCTTTACACTCACAAGGAGTAATTAATGAATCAATTAATCGTTATTGATAATACAAAAATCAAACAAGATAGTCAAGGGCGCTACTGTTTAAATGATTTACACCGAGCAAGCGGCGGAAACCCTATTCACGCACCA